AAAACAATCCAGAATATTACAAAGCACTAACCAGTGTGCGTAAGCGTAGACACCGCGACGCTACTCCGGCTTGGATCACGGCAGAACAGAAGTTAGCTATGCGAGGACTATATTTGCAGGCGCAAAAGATGACCAAGATTACTGGCGAGAGGTATGTGGTTGACCACATCGTTCCGCTGATCTCGCCTGATGTTTGCGGCCTTCATGTACCTTGGAATTTAAGGGTGATTACTCAGGAAGAAAACTTAATAAAGTCCAACAAAATTCTTGCTTAATTTTGTATTTGGTGTATATTGAGACATCTGGGGAATTCAAGCGTGCCACCAGCCGCCCCAGCGGTCATGATGCAACAATCGGCACGTTATCTTTTGCATAAGGACTTACTGTCATGGCACGCTCCACCTTTTCAGGCCCAATTCTGTCTGGGCAAAACCGTTTCGGCCCTAACCGCGATGTTGGCTATACCGATCTCGTTCAAACGGCTCTTTTGGATTTTTCTGTTACTACACCTGGTGCAAACTATGGTGGCAACTCTGGTCAGTTTGTTGCCTCAAACAACATCCCCAATAGCAACGCAACGATCTGGACCCCTCAGTCTGGCGTATTCAGCAATAGCGGTCCTACAAAGGCTTCTGCTCCAACTGCTGACGCTACCAACTTGGTTTATCGCGGCGTAGTTTTCTATATTCCTTACAGCTGCAACATCACTGATGTGATCTTTGATATTGGTACAGTGCCAAAGGATAGCGCCGGTACTCCTGTTGCTGTGAGCGCAATTCAGCCATACGTTTCAAATAACTTTGCAACGTCTACTGGTGTTTACGCTACGTTTGCCAACATCTCCAGCCCAGCCGCACAGCGATACACGGCTACTTTTGTTGGTTCTCAGTTGGCTAACTCAAATGCTACGCTGCAAGATTTCCAAAACCCATACGTTGGTCAAGACCCAGCTTGGTATGGTCAAGTGGTTGTTACTTTGGCAATGACCACGACTGCTGCTGGTTTGACATCTGGTCAAGTTGAAGTGACTATTCGCTATAACCAGAACGACATGAACATTGGTAACGCAACGACTTACCCATACGGTAACTTCGACTAATTAATCTCGGGGGGCTTCGGCCCCTTGGTTTTACAACTCAAGGAGATTAGTTATGGGAGCACAAGTCTCTTCAATTACCAGAAATGGTAGACATGAGCCTTTTGAGCTGCAGGTTGCTCGCGGCCAAGTGGCTTTGCACTATCCAATTGAACTTTTTGGATACAGCACAGCAGTTGGATCAACGGCATTGGGACCATGCTGGGAAGGACTCACGCAGTCTGGTGGCGCTTATGCCTATCCAAGCTCTGCCGTTCAAATGACTTTGGTATCCACAACTACGGATACACAAAACGTTTTGGTCATGGGTTTAGATGCAAACTACAACTTGCTGTCTGAAACCATTACGTTGAACGGCACAACAAACGTGACGACAGTTAACTCTTATTTAAGAATTAACGGTCTGTACATTACCAATGGCGTTAATGCAGGAACCATCACCTGCAAAAACAACTCTGTGCTTTATGCCCAGATCAACATTGGTATTGGTCAGTCGCAGATGTCAATCTACACTGTGCCAAAGGGTTACACGTTCTATTTGTCTTATGTACAAGCAAACGCAAGCATTGGATTCACGTCCAGTACTTACATGACTTTTGCTGAGTACAACAAATACAACTTGCCTGTTCTGGGCGATAACTATTTGGGTTATCCATTGGGTTACAGCGGCAACACAAACGTATTGTCTCAGTCTCCTTTTGTGCAGATTTTTAACGTCCCATATTCGGTGCCCGTCACTCATGAAGGCGGAACGGATATTCAGTTTCAGATGAAAGCCAGCACGGGTGGACCGTACACTGGAAGCATCTTTGCTGGAGGCGTTTTGATTGCAAACGCAGATGTGGGTAGCACGTAATGAAATCCCCGGCATGGACGCGCAAAGAAGGCAAGAATCCCAAAGGCGGACTGAACGCCAAGGGTCGAGCCTCTGCGAAGGCACAAGGCATGAACCTGAAGCCTCCGCAGCCAGAGGGCGGCAAACGCCGAGACTCTTTTTGCGCCCGTATGGAAGGGATGAAAGCCAAGTTGACCGGCGAGAAGACGAAAAAAGACCCGAATTCTCGCATCAATAAATCGTTAAGAGCATGGAATTGTTGATATGGCTGACATCGAACTTACTGAACGTGAGCAAGCCATAGCCAAAGAAGCGGCAAAGATTGCCATTGAAGAATTGGCTGGCGAGTTCTACAAACAAGTTGGTAAAACCGTTATCAACAAGCTATTGATCTGGATTGGCGCAATAGCTGTTGGTTTTGCTTTTGGTAAAGGTTGGATCGTAAAATTCTGATATGCCAAGCACAAGCAAAAAACAACATAATTTTATGGAAGCAATAGCCCATAATAAGGCTTTTGCAAAAAAGGTTCACGTCCCTCAATCTGTTGGGCGTGATTTCGCAGAAGCCGATAAAGGCAAACATTTCAAAAGAGGTGGTGATATGGCAACTAGTCCTAAAGCAGCAGCGGCAATGGCCGCATTAATGGGTGCGGCAGCAGCTCGTCGTCGCACCGCCCCAGCTCGTCCAGCAATGGCAGCTCCTATGGCTCCTCCAGCCGCACCTATGGGAGGCGCTCCCGGTATGGCTCATGGTGGCTTAACCAAGTCTCACCACAAGCATTTGGCTCATCACCATTTGGCTATGGCTGAGCACCACATGCATATGCACCAAGGCGGTCACGCAACTGCTGACCATGTGCCTAAGTCTAAAGACATGGGCGAGATGGGCTTGAAACATGGCGGCAAGGCTCACGCCAAACACCACTACGCTAAAGGCGGCAAGATTGACGGCACAGTAATTGAGAAAGCTGCTGGCGGCAAGAAAGAAGTGAAGGAAGAAGTGCGCACCATGCACAAGGGTCTGACTTCTATTGAGCACGGCGAAAAGAAACGCGCTCATGGCGAACACGCTATCCAGCAAAAAGGTCACACTCGCGCCTTGCAAGAAAAAATGCACGGCAGCACCACTGGTCTGAAGCATGGCGGCAAAGCCAAGATGCATCACAAGAAATAAGGTGAAAATCATGTCTCATAAACACGCTCCTATTCATCCTCACGGTCACGCTCCTCATCACCATGAGCACAAGCACATGGTTCATCATTTGAAAGAGCATGAGGCTGGTGGTCACGTTCATCACCATGAACACTACGGCAAACACGCCGCAGGTCACCACAAGCATCACGAAGCTGTTGAGCACTTGCACAAACACCAAAAGCATCTGTGCCACGGCGGTAAGTATTAATCAGGAGTAGTCATGGCTGAGAAATGGATCCAACACGCAATCTCTCGGGCGGGTGCATTGCACAAGCAACTGGGTGTGCCTCAAGGTGAAAAGATTCCAGCCAAGAAATTGGCTAAGGCTGCCAAGGCTCCAGGTAAACTGGGGCAACGGGCACGCCTAGCCGAGACACTCAGGGGGATGCACAATTGATGTCAAGTCGCGGAATGGGCGCTATTAGCGCCAGCAAAATGCCTAAAGGTAGGATGAAAAAACGCCGCGATGACACTGACTTTGAGCAGTTTTCCGCAGGCGGCAAAGCCGGTTTGTACGCAAACATTCATGCTAAGCAAGAGCGTATTGCACACGGCTCCAAAGAGAAGATGAGAAAAGTCGGCTCTAAGGGCGCTCCTACTAAACAGGACTTTATTAACTCGGCTAAAACCGCAAGGAAAAAGAAATGATCCAGATTAGCAAAGAAGACGCACAGTTTATTTATGATGAACTGAATCATCGTGCTCAGCATCAGATTAATGCTTATGGGATGCCAGACCCTGCCTTGATCGTTGTCATCGCTGATTTGGCGGGGCAGTTGGACTTGCCTATCGTAGAAGACGATGAGCCTACTGCAGAAGTTGCCGCTACACCTGAGACTCCAGCAGCCGAGGCTTAATCATGTCTATCAACTCCGGTACGACTACTGGAACGACCAACTTTGACCTTGACTTTGCTGAAATAGCAGAGGAGGCATGGGAGAGAGCTGGTCGTGAAATGCGTAGCGGATATGACTTGCGTACAGCACGCAGGTCAATGAATTTGATGACCATCGAGTGGCAAAACCGTGGTATCAACATGTGGACAATTGATCAGGGTGTGATTACCTTGACGCCAGGATTGAACACATACCCTTTGCCAACCGATACGATTGACCTGTTAGATCACGTCATTCGCACAAACGCAAATAGCACTTCCAATCAGTCTGACTTGACGATTACTCGTATTAGTGTTTCTACCTATGCGACGATTCCAAACAAGCTGACTCAGGCTCGCCCTATTCAGGTTTGGGTGCAACGGATGTCTGGCGAGACATCTACGACAACAATTCAGGCGGCTGCTGCGGTAGCCCCTACGGATACGGTTATCACGCTTTCAAGCACGGTTGGATTGGCTGCTAACGGCTATATCCAGCTTGGCTCTACAAGCGGTGAGATCATTTATTACTCGTACATCTCTGGTAATACCTTACAGAACTGCTTTAGGGGGCAGGCAAACACAACCGCATCGGCATACTCGCTTGGCGCTGCGGTCTATGTTCCTAAACTACCGGCAATCACTGTATGGCCCACACCAGATTCATCCACTACATATACGTTTGCGTATTGGCGCTTACGTCGTGTGCAGGATGCAGGGCAAGGCCCGAATGTACAAGACATGAACTTCCGTTTCTTGCCAGCAGTGGCTGCAGGTTTGGCGTACCAAATTTCCATGAAAGTGCCGGAGCTAATGCCTCGGGTTCAGATGCTCAAGGCGGCTTACGACGAACAGTTTGATCTGGCTGCTGGTGAGGACAGGGAAAAGGCAGCTATTAGATTTGTTCCGCGCCAGCAATTCTTGGGTAGTGGCGGGGTCTAAATGGGAAATAGATTTGCGTCTGGTAAATACAGCATAAGTGAGTGCGATAGATGCGGTCAGCGGTATAAGCTCAAGCAGCTGAAGATGGAGGTCATTAAGACCAAGCTCTATCAGCTGAAAGTTTGCCCAGAATGCTGGGACCCAGATCAGCCGCAGTTGCAATTGGGCATGTATCCGGTTGATGATCCTCAAGCGGTGCGTCAGCCAAGACCTGACATTACTTATGTAACTTCTGGATTGAATGCGCTTGGTTTGCCTTCTGGTGGCTCAAGGGATATTCAGTGGGGATGGAACCCGATTGGCGGAGCTTCACAGTTTGATTCCGTGTTAACGCCAAACAATTTAATCTCCACAACTTCTGTGGGTCAAGTTACAATTTCCACATCCTAAAGGAGCTAATGATGGCTAAACACGATGACATCAAAGAAGACAAAAAGCTGATTAAAAAGGCTTTTGGTATGCACGACAAGCAGCTGCATGAGCACAAGAAAACCGATCTGAGCAAGCTCAAAAAAGGCGGCAAGATCAAGCACTACGCCAAGGGCGGTATTGCTGGTGTTAACCAAGATAGCATGAAGTCTGTTGGCCGCAATTTGGCTCGGGCTGGCTATCAGCGTGGAGGCTAATATGGCTACAGCTAAAATTGTCAAGCCGACTAAAAAGAATAGTCCGGCTATCGTTAAACCCCGTGTTGTTCATAACGAACCCGCAGCCAAGTATGCAAAGCCTCATCGCATGGATGGGGCTCCTTTGCACATGCGTGATACGCTGGGTATTGATCCAGACAAAGATTCAAACACCGGCAATGAAGTAGTGCCTGAAGGCAAGACTCGCATTCGCGGCACGGGTGCAGCTGAGCGTGGTGTTTATGCTCGGGGTCCGATGGCATGAATTACAGCCAGCTAGTCACTGAAGTTAACTCGTATCTGGAATACACGTTCCAGACGGTTAACATCAATACGTTTATCACGCAAGCTGAGCAGAGGGTATTTAACTCTGTTCAGTTTCCGTCATTGCGTAAGAACGTGACTGGCGTATTGACTGCTGGTAATTCCTACTTGGCTTGCCCCAATGATTTTCTTGCTCCTTATTCATTGGCGGTTTACTCAAGTGTAAGTACCACAGCCACAGGAACTGTAAGCACAAACACAATCACTGTTGCTTCTAACACGGGCATCTTTGCTGGTCAGTCTGTCTCCGGTACGAATATCGGCAACCAGTGCAAGGTTTTGAGTGTTTCTGGAACAACGATAACTTTGTCTCAGTACAACATTGGGGCGGTATCTGGTCTGGTAGTTTTCCAGACGGATTACTTGTATCTTTTGAATAAAGACGTGAACTTTATTCGTGAGTGCTATCCAACTTCAAGTTATCAAAATTTGCCAAGGCACTATGCTTTGTTTGGTCCGCAGAGCTCGGCTCCTTTGTATCTGGCGTTCATGGTCGGTCCTACGCCGGATCAGAACTACAACGCAGAGCTGCACTATTTCTTTTATCCAGACTCCATTATTCAAGCGCCTATCACGGCTCTTGGAGCAATTACCAATGGCGGCTCTGGGTATGTGAGCGGCACTTACTACAACGTTCCCTTGTCTGGCGGAACGGGTACAAGTGCCTATGCAAACATTGTAGTAACGGCTGGTGTCGTTACTTCAGCAACAATTACTTCAGGCGGAACTGGCTATGTGGCTGGTGATTCCTTGACGGTTGCCAATACATACTTGGGTAATTCTGGTGTTGGTTTTACAGTGCCAGTGTCAACGATTACAAACGCAGTCGGTCAGTCTTGGCTAGGTAACAACTTTGACTCTGTGCTTTTGTACGGGACTTTAGTTGAAGCCTACACTTATCAAAAAGGCGATAAAGATTTGATCGCTTTTTACGATAACAAGTACAAAGAAGCATTGGCAATTGCTAAGCGGCTGGGCGATGGTATGGACCGCCAGGATGCTTATCGTTCTGGTCAAACTAGGATTCAACCCGTACCATGAGCATAGTCCAAGGTCAAACCACAAGTTTTAAGTACCAGCTGTATACGGGTGGTGTTTTTAACTTGTCTTCAGATTCCATCTACATGGCGCTGTATACGAGCAATGCCACCTTGAATTTGGCGACAACTGCTTACAGCTCGGTCAATGAAGTTGTTGGAACTGGCTATACGGCTGGCGGGAAACTGATGACTGGGATCAGCATTAACTTTAATGCTAACAGTGGCGTAGCCTATATCAACTGGAATAACGTTGTATGGAACCCTGCTGCATTTACGGCACGTTGTGCTTTGATCTATGATCGCACGGCTAGCAATGCTTCGATTGCTGTGATTGACTTTGGATCAGACAAGAGCTGCTCAAATACATTCACGGTGACCATGCCAGCTAATGCATACAACACTGCTTTGATCAGGAGCGCTTGATGATTGTCACAACCACTTACGGCGATATGGACGACTCTTTGCTTGAACGCAAGGATGGAACGTTTGAAGATGACAACGAGTTAACCACTTGGGTTGAGTATTGGAAAGACTCTGAGCTGGTGCATCGGTCTGTTCATGTGACCCTAAAGAAATCACCCTTTGCGGATTTAGTTGCCGCATCAATAGCTTAAGGAGCCTACCGTGGCG